GGTAACATATGTAAATCAGCTACTTCGGACGAAATATTTTCATCATCAAAACTAATCGCCACTAATCCCGTAAGATTTTCAAAGCTCGCTTCAAATTCCTGTCGAAATGTACGATTATCCAGCTGACCCCTAGCTGCTTCAACTTCCTCTTTCGGAACATTACCCCCTTCTATCGTAGTAAAACTCCACCTTTTCCAGTCACCACTTTCATCTTCAGGTACATAACACCATAAATCGTAAAACCAACTTGCCGTACCATCAGGTGTAGAAATAAATAATGCCCAACCCTGTTTATCAGCTAACGCAGGTCTAATAACTTCAGACCATACTTCTCTGTCCATAAATGCAGCTTCATCGAGAACTACTCCACTTAAACTTCGTCCTCTCAATGCCATAGCGTTTTCAGTTCCCTTTAACTCAATAGTTGATTCATTTACTAATTCAATCTTTAAATCTGTCTCATTCTTGGACTTGATCCACTGCTTCGGCACTAACTTCTTCAATGTTTTCCATGCAATGTCCTTTGCCATTCGATATGTAGGTGCACAATAAAAATATGTTTCCCCAGGCTTCGATATAGCACCTTTTAATAATTCAACACAGCTTAAATAGCTTTTACCAAATCTTCTTCCAGCTACTAGCACCCGAAATCTTTCTTCAGCTTTAAACACCTCCCCCTGTGCCCAACGTAAACTTAACGGTTCTGCTACTGCCATATAAAAATAATAACCACATTTACTATAACAGCAACTTATTTCGTGTTGTATCAGTAGGTTCCCCGCCTTTGTCAGATAGAATATTTTTTTTGCAACTATACCCCTATGTTAAGTTTTATTACAAATAGAGGGTTTGCTCGTGTATATATAAGAGTATCTGCTATAATATAGGAGTAGGGACGAAAGGAACTACAGCAACTTGAAAACTTAATTAATTTTTCAGCTATGAAACCAACTGCAAGGTACACTTTTTCTGGTGTTCGCTCTATCAGTTTTACGAGCTACTCTATCAGCTTTCAATTCGCTGATGGCGATTCTCTGGACGTTGATTTTCCATCCGCAACGGGAACTAAACTCATTCATGATGAGATTAGAGACTTCCTTAAGTGGTACGGCAAGGACGACAAGCAGCAGCTTGAAGAGACTTCAAAAGTCTTGATCAAGTTACTTCAAAAGCATGAGGAGGTCGAGGCATGACATACAGTCATTCCTTCAACCCTCCAATTACTCATGGCTCGGAGTGGGATCACTTCGTAGATGACGAGGCAAGATCGAGAGGCATACCACCAAACGATCAGCAAGCACTCGAAGATCTCGAAGATGAACTCCGCACCAAGTGTGAGGACGCTTACGAGGATCGACAACTTGAAGTCGCCGAGGATTTGGGGTTACTATGAGTAACCTCATCTTCGACTCCTACATGGAGACAAGGCTTGAAGAGATCGAGGAGGAACTTCACAACGAAGATCCCCTCGACCCTCACATTCGTAAAAAAGCCTACGAACTTCTTTTAAGAGAGGTTTATCACTAACCACCGAGGGGGTAAAACCCCTCTTTATTTCTTAACTGCTATGAAATTTCAGGAGTTTACTATTGTTATAAGTATCGTTACTTTGATGCTTTTAACAGCTATTGGAGGTCAAGCACCCCAACAAACCTTTGACTATTCAACGATTAGTTGGGAGGAGACAAGACCATGAGTTACAGCGGCTATTCAAATCACAAAACCTTAAAAGTAGCTCTTATGTTAGACAATGACTACGATTGCTACCAATTCGCTAAGGTTTGCAGAAGTTTTGAAGAGTTCCGTCTTGGATGCGGTGAAGATGAGCTAGATGGAGTCAAACTTGACGACCCAATGCTCAATACTAAGGAACTTGATGAAAAGATTGAGGACTTAGGTGAGCCTACCGACCAAGAAATGATGAGTTCTTTCGGAACCAAATGGCATGATGGCCTTTAATACACGAGGAGCTTCGGCTCCTCTTTCACTCTTATTGCTATGTTAAAACTTAAAATCAATTCTGAAAATGCAGCCTTTGACCAGGAAGGCCAGGAAGTCGCCAGGATACTGAGAGGCCTGGCTGACCAGGTCGAACACCTGGAAAAACTCCAGGAATGCCAGCTCCCATTGAGAGATCTCAACGGAAATACAGTTGGCTACTACCAAACCTGGACCGACCAGGGCAAAAGCCAGGGAGCGGTGATCAGTTCACCATACGCAACCTGGACGGAAAACCAATTTCCAAACTAAACCTGGAGGCTTCGGCCTCCTTTTTTTTGCCTGGAAACACCAGGGCAAGACCAGGTAAACACCTGGATCAGCTGGAAACTGAATGATTTTTTGCGATTTGCTCCCTTCAGAATCGCTTGTAAGCCCTCCGTTCCAAAAGTTGAATGTCTTAGTACCTTAAAAACTGAATGAATTTTTGACCAGGTAACTACCAGGTAAACCACCAGGGCGGGTCCAGGTTCGCAAAAACTGAATGAAAAATCAAGCTATATAAACTGAATGTAAAAAACTGAATGCAATTTTCAGCTGGGTTTGTCAACTGAATGTAAAAACTGAATGCAAAAATTGAATCACTTAATCTCTGCCAACCTCATGTCGATTTGTCAAGTAGTACACCTGTATTATACTAGCTCCGCCCAGATGCTCACTCCTTGCTTTCAATTTGAATATTTAGAGCTGGTGGCATATTTACGTTTACGGCCTCCTGACTTTCTCCGTTTGCTCGACCTAGCGAATCTAAAATCATATGTGCAGTTTGCAGTTGACCTTTTTTCAAAGCTGCATTAAACAATCTTTGTCTCATACTATGCAAACGAGAGAGTATATCGGCTCGATCTCGCTCTAAATCTTGCGTGTTCCATTCGGTCACTCTTTTCCAATCCGACCAAGCTGTTTTTTCAGCGATGCCCTCTCTTTGTGCGTGTTGTAAAACTAATTGTCTTGTAGATAATCCGTCTAATTGTTTTGTGTAAAGACGTTGGCAACGTTGCTCAATATGAGTTTTTGGATTACGTTTGCCATATATATTTTTTATTCTTTCTAAGTCTTTTTCTGACATTTCCAATAAAAAAGAGGTATTAAATTAATAATACCTCGTAAGTCTAGTTATGTGAAAAGAAATTAAGAAATGAGTTCGTAATTCATTTGGCAAGAATAGAAAAAATCATATGTTTTATTGACTTTATAACCTAAATTAATAAGTCTCATATGTTCTTTATCGGCTTGTTCGATTGAGTCTATAGAATCACTTCTATAAATTCTAGTGATATATTTTTTCATTTTGCGACCTCGAATAATTTATTTTCTTGGATAAATTTAGACTCGTTAAAATCCCAAATCTCACCAAGTTTTAATTCATTAAGTAGCATTTCTTTTATTTGATCAAGAATTGCATAACCCAAAGAATTTTTATAATTTTCATGTTCACAAGATTGATAATCATAATTGTTAATAATTCCGACCATATAACCTAATTGTTTATGATCGTCCCAATAATTAACACAATTAGAGTGAACATAATTATAAGATAATCTTTCGGCATAATCTTTATCGTTATATCTAGCCATAAGAGAATTTTGGTTTTCTCTTAATAAGATATTGAAGATCATTTTGTAAAAATTACCTTCGGAATATTGATCTAGCCAAATATCATAAAGACCATCACAAAACTTATCAAATTTTGCTCGTAATTTCATACGATCTTCAAAAGTTTCTGCGATTTGTTGTCTTTCGTACCAAGAATCTTTGTTAGTAATTCTAATAGCTCTCATTACATGAGATTTTCTCTCTTCATCTGTTTTTCCACTTTTTAAATAGTAAAAAGTAGACAATGCGTTGAGTGTATCGTCCGAACATAAATAAGCTGACATTATTTCTTACCTCCTTTTTTCTTTTCATCAAATTTTTTGAACTCATTTTTTACATCATCAATAGTTTTGATAGATGTTTTAGATAGATCAACGGAATGTGTGTTTCCGTTGCCGTCTGTGATTTCCCAAATAGGCATAGCGAATAAAGTAAACTACTCTTATATTATAGCAGTTATTTCTTAGTATTTGCAATGATTTTTGAGAATTTTATTGAACTTCCTTTAGTTGATGCAAGATATAAAATATCAAATAATTTTATTAATCTTATTTTTCTTTTAGTAGAATATTTTGAATGTTTTATAAATGAAAGCATAGTAGTTAATAAAAACCATTGATCATTGAATGAAAGTTGAATTTCATTTGGATTTGGTTGATCTTGTTCATTTTGTTGTCTTAATAATAAATCTTTGATTCTTCCCATAATTGAATGTTTTATCTATATATATATGCTAGTATATTAGAGTAGTTAATGTCTAGTGCCTATGGTTAATTCAAGACGTTCCAATGAATTAAGATCACAAGATTTAGAAAGGTTGAAACGTCTTTTAGATTTAGGAATTTCTCCAAAAGGAGTTCGTGCATATGCCCAAAGTACATTTAATGTATCAAGGCAACAAGCTCACCGAGATACAGTCAAAGCAATGACTGATCGTTCCAAAGATAAAAGGGTTGAACCTTTAAAAAATGAAAACAAGAAAATGCTTGCTTCGGCAATGAATCTTCTTTTTCAAAGTATGCTCAAAGCTGAAATGAATAACGACCCAAGTTCGTTAGCTAGATTAAGCAAAGAGATACGAGAGCTATCAAAGCTCATTCCTGATTTTTCACCAACACCTGATCCAGAATGGTCAGATGAACAATTTGAAAAATCTGTCTCATAAAACAATTATTTTTTTCTCATAAAACGCTATGACACAATCAAAACCAAAAAAAGTTATTCTTGAAAACGATCCACTATACAAGGAGAAATCTGCGTGGTCAAAAAGATTTAATCATCTTATAGGTTTAAAAATTAAATCTATTAGATATATGACTAAAGAAGAAACTGAAGATAATTATTGGTATAGCTCTCCAATAGTTATCGAACTAAATGATGGAACAGCATTAATTCCACAATCTGATGATGAAGGTAATGATGGTGGAGCATTATGGATTATCAATCCAAAGACATCATCAAATGATTTAGCTCCCGTAATTAGAGATTAATTATGTGGAAATACAATACCGAAATTCCAATGCAACATGATGAACTAGGAAAATTTTTAACTCAAGAAGAAGTTAAATTTTTGGCTGAAATTTTAAATGATGCTTGGTATCAAATTGATGAAGATAATCTTACTGAAGAAGGTTATCAACTTTTTAAATCTATTCAAAAAAAATTAAAGGAGATTTTAAATGCCTAATTGGACTACAAACGAAGTTACGTTTTCTTCAGCAAAAACAACAAACATTAAAAAAATAAAGGAGATCTTTGAAAAGGGATCTCCATTTGGCCAACTTATTGAAGAACCAAATTGGGATTCCGTTCCATTAAAAGGAAATGAAACAAGTGGTCATTTTGAAAAAAAGCCTTTAGGAATGGTTGGAGAGCTACCGATCATTGAAGAACATAAATTACGAAACGGAGAAGTAATGAAGTTTCGTAAATTTAAGTCTACAAATGTTCAAGATACACGTTGGTATGATTGGCGGTTGGAAAAATGGGATACCAAATGGGACGTTCCAAAAGATGAAATTGAAATTACCGATATTGATGACCTTAGTGGTCGCACACTTGTTATTGGTTTCAATACCGCATGGTCGCCACCCATTGCTATATATAAAAAACTTAGAGATACATTTAAAGATGTAAAAATTGCATGGTGGGCAATAGATGAAGATGATGACACTAATGGGGAGGGTTATTATTTACAATGACTTTCTCTAATTTTAAACAAACAATTATTTCATCTAAATACTACAAAGATGAAGATATACATGAGCTATGGAAAATTCTTGGTCGAATAGCTGATGATACAAGCAACTCGATAAATCCATCGCAAGATGCTGAAATTTTTATAGGATATTACGAATGAAATTTAAAGAGTATCAACAAAAAAGGGCGTCACTTGATGACGCCTACCTCATGGGTGATATTTCATTATCTGATTATGCTCGTGATTCTATAAATCTTGATTTCAAATATAATCAATTTATGTATGAAGATGAGAATTATAGACAATACAAAGAAATCACTTCACCAAGTCGTAATGGCTTGCGTGAAGTTATCTTCGTTCCAATGAAAAAACATTCAAGAGTTAAAAGTAGTGGCAAATTAATTAAATGCCCTAAATGTGGTAAAACTCAAAGAATTTTTCATTTATCATGGTCAGCTTTACAATGCCAAAGTTGTTCATGGATGTCTGATAAATACGATTGGCAAATTGAAAAGGGGTTACATGAGAAAACAGAATAAAGAATATTTGTTTGATCTTTTACAAGAAAGATTATCTTTACTTGATGAGAGAACAGAACAAGAATGGGAAGATGCAGCCGATCCAAAAGGCCAAGAAATGATTATATTAGCTGAAACAATCGGTTATCTAAATGATTTATTGGACTAAATCCAGCTGAACTAAAAATTTCCAGGATTTCAAAAACCTGGATTTTTTTTACCTAAATTTATTATATTTGTGCATTCTTTCTTCAAATTTTGCCATTGCTCCTAATAATTCATACTCATTCATTATTCTCTCTTGAATGGCCCCATCATCTTTCGCAATAATTATCGCAGCTTGCTTTGCTTGAATGCCAGTTAAGTATTTTAGTCCCATATTATATGCACCCAGCTGGCAAAAATAATCCTCCAAATATTTATCAGGCTTATCTTTAGTCGAACCAGTTGTCTTAAAGTCAGTTATAGTCAGCTTTCCGTCAATATCGAGCAAACAATCTGCTGTACCAGCAAACCCTAATGGGTGATAAATACTAAATTCTATACTATGAATGGAAGTTATTGATCCTCCATCAATCCAGTCTGCCAAACCTCTGGCGTGTAGTTCAGCAAGCCAATGTACTTTAGGCGAGCCTCCTTTCGCTTTCTTAATCGCCCATTCTGTGACGCTTTTCGGAGAACGTGCCAAACCATCTTCATATGTTGTCCAAGAGTTTCGTTCATTGCAAGTGTTTCTGATAAGTTGAGATGCTGTTTTTAATATATATTCGCAGTGTGAATGGGCTTTTGTACCTCTATTCGCTGCTTGTTTTCTTATACTTTCACTTCCAGGTTTTGCCAACCACTTATTTAATGCTTCTTTATCTCTTTTATTCTTAGTTTCACTAAGTATATGAGTTACTGAATGGTATTCTTTACCTTCCGTATCTCTATAAACTCTGTGATCACCGCCATCTATACGCTCCAAACTCTTGTTCCGTAACACTGCAAGAGCGTCTTGTTTGTCTACTCCATCAAGTGTTAGTTGCATTAGATATACTTTCCCATCTTGATTTTACCTTAAA